GCGTCGGCTTCGATGCCCTGACCAAGACGGAAAGCTACACCGAAACCGTGCAGCGACCGAAAATGCAGACGGTCGACGTGCAAGAGCAGTCGGTCGAAATCGTCAACGGCGTGCCGACTCTCGTGACCAAGACGGTGCAGCGGTCGCAGCCCGTCGGCGCCATGGTGCCGGTGGTTGACGGCAACGGGCAGGCCGTGACGGTGCAGACCGGGACGGACGCGGACGGGCGGCCGGTCATGGGGCCGATGCTGCATTTCGTGCCGGAAATGGAATCGGTCGACGAGACGCGCACGCGCACAGTGCCGGATCTCGACACGAACGGCGAGCCCGTGCTGCGCATGAACGTTCGGCCCGACCAGCTCGCCATGTGGATTGCGCACGGCGTCGCGCATCGCCTGGCCGCACTTGAGGCGAAGGCCGGTTAGATGACCGTCGCGCTCGCCGCCGCCGGCCTGGTGCTGGCGGCGGTCGGTGTGGCGTGCGCCGCTTGGCGGCGCGCGCTGCGCAATTACCGCAACCTCTACCCGGACTGACCCGCAAATGGCCTACGGTTCCGGCGCCTATGGCGCGCTTGCCTATGGCGCCTTGCCGCCGATTTTCCGGTCGGCGCCGACCTATCCGCTCGCCATGCCGCGCGACGACAAGATCAAGTCGTTGCGGCTGGGCTTCCGGCCGGTGTCCGGGTCGAACGAATCGCCGTTCACCTTTCAACGCCAGGTGTTCCAATGGTCGGGCGAGCGGTGGTTCGGCGAGCTTGCGCTCGTGCCGCTGCAGCCGGTCGACGCCGGTGCCTTCCATGCGTTCTTTATGTCCCTCGACGGTGTGAAGGGCACCTTCCTGGCCGGCAACCCGAACCGCTCGGTTTCCATGGGCCAGGCGCGCCTTTTGCCGGGTACGCCGGTCGTCAACGGCACGGGTCAAACCGGCCAGTCGCTCAACATCCGCGGCCTGCCGGCGAGCCGTAGCGGCTATCTCGTGCCGGGCGACCATGTGCAACTCGGCACGGGCTCGACGACGCGCCTGCACATGGTCATGCAGGCGGTCAATTCCGATGCCAACGGCAAGGCGACGGTCGTCGTGCGCCCGCGCATCAAGACGGCGCCGGCCGACGGCGCGCCGCTGGTCGTCGCTGACGCGCACGGCATCTGGTCGCTGGCGAGCAACGACTATTCCTGGCTGGAGGATGCGACCTTGCTCGCGCAAGGCATCACGCTCGCCATTCAGGAGCCGCGATGAGCCGCGACCTCAACGCCGACTTGGCCGCGACGCTCGACGCGGACGTTCTCTATCCGGCGATCCTGCTCGACCTGCAGTTCATTTCCGGCACGCTCTTTCTGTGGAGCGGCAACGGCAACCGGGTGTGGAACGGCAACACGTACACCGGCGCCGGCGGCATCCTCAATATCTCGGCGATTCAGGAATCGGGCGAGGTCCAGTCGACCGGAATCACGATCACGTTGGCCGGCCTCGACCCTGCCGCGACGTCGATTGCGTTGCAAGAGGTCGCGCAGAACAAGCCTGGCGTCGTGCGGTTCGGCCTGCTCGACGCGCCCGACGGCAACTGGATCGGCGCGCCCGCGGTGGCTTTCGCTGGGCCGCTCGACCTGGTCAAGATCAAAGAGGACCCGGCCGGCACGACCGTCGCCATCAATTACGAATCGCGGCTCGCGAACCTGGAAGTGCCGCGCCTCTGGTCGTGGACCGACCAGGACCAGCAGGCGAGCTATCCCGACGACCTCGGCTTTCAATTCGTCGGCACCATCGCCGACCAGATCTTGCAGTGGGGCGGTTAATGCGCGCCGAGGTCGAGCTTGCGACGATGACATTCACGCGCCTGCAGGGATGGGAGCGGCGGTTGACGGGCCTGGTCGAGGGGCGGCGACGCCGTGCGTTCGAATGGGGCGCGCATGACTGCGGCCTGTTCGCGGCCGACGCGGTGCTCGGCACGACCGGCGTCGATTTCTGCGACGGCCTGCGCGACTACGATTCCGCGCTCGGGGCAGCCCGCGTGCTGCAGCGGCACGGTTGCGCCAACGTGGTCGACCTGGTCATCGCTCGCGGTTTCATCGGCCGGCAGCATCCGCTCGACGCGCGGCGCGGCGATATCGTCGCGGCGCGCGGCCAACACGGCCTGTCGCTGGGCGTCGTGTGCGGCTCGCGGTTCGCGACGCCGGGCGCCGACGGTCTGCTGTTCTTCCCCATTGACCAGGCGGTGCGCGCCTGGCGTGTCGGCTAAAAGACATGCCGGTTTTCATTCCCGTGGTCATTGCGGCCGTGGCCTATGCCGCGGGCTATATCGCGCTCACGACGTTCGCCATGATCGCGATTACCGCGGTCCTGTCGTTCGCCGCTCAAATGCTCATGGCGCCGAAGGGGGCGAACACGAGCAGCGGCGCGAGTGCGCCGACCAGCCTCGACCCCGGCTCCAAGATCACCGGCAATGCGGCCGACACGCCGCGCATGATCGTCTATGGGCGGACGCGCGTGAACGGCACCGTCGTCTTTCAGGCGACGAGCGCTGGCGTCACGGCGCCGACGCCGCCCGCCGTCGGCATCCTGCAGGGGCTTTTCACGACCCCGACGGTGCCGAGCCAGCCCGGCAACGTCGGCAACGCGCTGTTGCACCTGGTCATCGCCCTCGCCGACCATGAGTCGGAGTCTATCGACGAGGTCTGGTTCGGCACAACCAAGGTATGGACGGCGGCCGACGGAATGCTGTCGACGCAATATTCGTCGTACACGGCGATCTATCCGCACCTCGGCGCGGCCGACCAGGAAGCCGACGCCAACCTCATGGCGGCCATGCCGAGCTTTTGGACCTCGGCGCATCGCCTGCGCGGCGTGACCTATCTCTATTTGCGCCTGTCGTGGAACGCCTCGGCGTTCCGCGGCTTCGGGCCGCAAAATGTGTGGGCGGTCGTCAAGGGCAAGAAGCTCTATGACCCGCGCACCGGCGACACGGCCTGGTCGGCGAACCCGGCGCTGTGCGTGGCCGACTATATCACGAGCGCGCGACACGGCCTCGGCGCGTCCTATGCGACGGAAGTCGATACGACCATCCTGGCGGCGTCGGCGTCTATTTGCGACGAGTCCGTCTCGGCCGGCGGCGTGATCGAGCCGCGGTTCACGCTCAATGGGCTCGTCGGCCTCGACCGCAAGCCGATAGACGTGATTGGCGACATGCTAGGCGCCATGATGGGGCGGGTCGTGTTCGCCGGCGGAAAATGGCGCGTCATCGCCGCGGCCTGGTATCCGCCGGCCGACGATGGGCTCGACGAGAACGACGCGCGCGCGCCGTTCCAACTGCAGAACCTGCTCGGCCGGCGCAACAGCTACAACGCCGAACGCGGGTCGTACGTCAACCCGGACAAGCAATGGCAGGCCGACACCTTCCCGTCGGTCAAGGTGCAGGACTATATCGACGACGACGGCGGCGAGACGAATTGGAAGCCGGTCACCTTGCCATTCACCGATTCGCCGACCATGGCACAGCGGCTTTGCGTCATTGACCTGCGCCGGATGCGTCAGCCGATTTCGTTGACCTATCCGGCCAAGCTCAAGGCCTGGCGCTATAACGTCGGCGACGTCGTGCCGCTCACGAACGCGCGGCTTGGTTGGCTGCAAAAGCCTTTCGAGGTCGTCAATTCGAACCTGGTATTCGAGCAGGCGAAAGACGGCCCGGCGACCCTGGTCGGCGTCGACCTCGACCTGCGCGAAACCGCGGCGGCGATCTACGACGACGACGTCGCCATCACCGAGAAGGGCGACCCGGCGCCAAACACGACGCTACCCGACGTGTTCAACGTCGTTCCGCCGACCAACCTGCGTGCGGCCGAATCGCTCTACAGCGCGCGCGACGGCGCCGGCGTCAAGGCGAAGTGGACGATTTCATGGGATGCCTCGCCCGATGCGTTCGTGCAGTCGGGCGGTTTCTATCGGCCGTTCTATCGGGCGGTCGGGTCGACGACCTGGCTGCCGTTGCCGGACACGCTCGGCCTGTCGGTCGACGTGCTCGACATTCAGCCAGGCGAATACGAGGCGGCGGTCGAGGCGCACAACTATGTCGGCGGCACCTCGCCGGCGGTGCTCTTGCCGCCGATGACGGTCGCGGGCCTGTCGGCGACGCCGACGCAACCGAGCGGGTTCACCGTCGCCGCCAGCAACGGCGTCGCGATTGCGCGGTGGGAGCGGTCGAGCGACCTCGACGTGCTGGAGGGCGGCGCCATCGTCTTCCGCCATTCGCCGGCCATGACCGGCGCTGCATGGGATGGGGCGGTGTCCATCGCCGACCCGATGGCCGGCAACCTGTCCTCGGCCGTGCTGCCGCTCAAGGCCGGCACCTATCTCGCGAAGTTCCGCGACGCCTCGGGCAACTATTCGACCGGCTTTGCGTCGTTCTCGCAAAGCCAGGTGTCGCAGTTCGTTTTTACGACCTTGGGCTCGGCCGTCGAGGATCCGGCGTTTTCGGGCGTGACGACCGACATGACCGTCGCCAGTTCGACTCTCGCGCTCGCGACCTCGGGCGGCGTCTCTGTGCCGAGCGGCACCTATGACTTTGCCAACAAGATCGACCTCGGCTCGGTGCGCGCGAGCCGCGTGACGGGGGCGATCACGGCGCAGGTGTCGAACCTACTCGACACGGTCGACGGACGCACCGCGCTCGTCGATTCATGGCCGTCGTGGGATGGCGACGCGACCGGCAACGAAGCCGATGCCGTGCTTTATATCGCCTCGACCAACGACGACCCGAACGGCGCCTCGCCGACCTGGTCGGCTTGGCAGCGCCTCGACGTCAACGATTTCCGGGCGCGCGGCTTCAAGTTCCAGCTGCGGGCCGAAAGCCTCGACCCGTCATTCACGATCACTGTCACGGCCTTGGAAGCCGTCGCCGAGGGGGTCTAAATGTCGCAACGCGACCCGAACATCAGCAACGGCGCCGGTGGCGTGGTTCGGACCGGATTCATTGCCGCGCTGCAGGCGATTGAATCGGGCCATAGCGGCACGGCCGACCCGAGCTATGCGGTCGGCGGCATGTGCTGGTTCCGAACCGACGTTCCCGGCTCGGGCGTGTGGACGCTCTATCAGTACGACGGCGGGACCAAGATTGCGCTCGGCACGCTCGACACGATCAACCACAAGTGGACCCCGGCGGCCATGCCATCGCTCACGGCCGACGTGTTCCTCGGCACCGGCGCGAGCGGAATCAACGTGCAGGCCGGGACGAGCTATCTCCTGCAGCCGAGCGACAACGGCAAAACCATCTACATGACCAATGCCGGCGCGAACACGGTGACCGCGCAGTCGGGCCTCGGCGACGGATTCTCGTGTCTCATCGCGCAGGACGGCGCCGGCCAAACGACCATCGTGCAGGGCACCGGCGCCACGCTGCGCGCGCCGAACGGCCTCAAGCTCGCCAAGCAATACTCGGTCGCTATGCTCAACTGGCGAACGACTAACACTTGGTACGTCGGCGGGGACGTAGCGCCGTGATTCCGCTGCTCCGCGCCGGCGCGGCTTTCCACAATACGTCGGCGGGCCTGGTCATCGCCGCCGACACGCAAATCACGGACCTGCACGCCTGGGCGGTCGCCAACGGCTACGCCGGCGGCAGCGTGACCATCACGAACAACAGCGGCGTCGACGCCTGGGGCGGCATGGTGCCCGGCGCGTTCCCGGCGGGCGTGATCGTGACGCTGGTAAACAAAGGATTTATCAGCGGCCCCGGTGGCAATGGCAATCGCGCTTACGAGCAAGGGGACGCGGGAAACCAATTTCCAGGCAGCCCCGGCGGCACCGCGCTCAACGCGAGCGCCGTGAGCGGCTTTTCCTTCAAGGTCGACAACCAGGGAACGATCCGCGGCGGCGGCGGTGGCGCAGGCGGCGGCTCTTATGCCCTCGATACGACCTGTTGCGCAAACCCCTACACCGTCGGTGGCGGCGGTGGCGGCGGTGGTCAAGGTCGGCCCGGCGGAAGCGGCGGTGCCGGCGGCAGCACGTCGGCGCCCGGCGGGACGCCCGGCGGCGGCGGCGGCAGCGGCAGTGGGTCGGCGCCTGGCGCCGGCGGGCCCGGCGGTCAAAATGCGGCCGGCACCGTCGTCGGTACGCCGGGTGCGGCCGGCGGCGCATGGGGGGGCGCGGGCGGCAACGGCGCCGGCGCCAGCTTCGGCGGCGCGGCCGGGCATGCGGTCACCGGAAACGCGAATATCACCTGGATCAACACCGGGACGCGCTTGGGGCCGGTCTCGTGAGCGGGCTTGTCATGGGCTACGCCGATGGGCATCTGCTCGTCGAATATGCCGACGGCCAGCGGTTGAATGTCCCGGTCGCCGACCTGGTCGCGCGCTACGACCCGAACCGCACGGGGCCCGCGCCCTCGCCGTCGCCGGCGGGCGTGCCGTGCGCCGCTGTCGGCGCGACCCGCTACAGGTTCGCCGCCGGCGACGTGCTGGCCGAGCATGCGCACGACGCCGCGAGCTTGCACGATATCTACGTCGAGCGTGGACGCGTCGTCGTGCGCTGCAATGACGGCGAGGTCTTGGGCCTGCCCGGCGACCGCTTTTTCATCGAGGCCGACGAGCTCCATTCGGTCGAGGCGCTTGAGGACTCGGTCACGCTGCACACGCTGACTGCCGTTTGAAGCCGCGGGGGGAGGGTTTGGGTATGACGGTCGAGGAACGGCTCGCGCGTCTAGAGGCTAACCAGGCGGGGCAAAAGGAATGGCTGTCCTCGATAGACGGCAACGTCGAGCGGCAGGGGCACAAGCTGACGGAAATCGGTGTCGAGGTCACATCGCTCAAGACGTCGAGCGTTGCCATAACGGCCAAGCTCGACCGCCTGGTCAAGGCGGCCGACATGGGCGAGGGCGCATGGTGGGCGCTGGTCAAGATCGGCGCGGCTGCGTTGCTGGTCGTGAGCGGCGCTGCCTGGATCGTCGACCATGTGAGGACGTGGCTGC